GATTTGGTTACTTTTTCTCTTTGTGAAACAAAACATTGTAATTTTAGATTGAAAAATTATGTGAGTTTAGGCTATTTTGGAGTTTTTGTCGAGCATACAATGTGTGGTTGTACAACATCTACTGCATTGTTGCGCATCGGAAAGGAATTAATTATTGCCCGATTGCCATACTATATTACCGCGGAAAGCATTTCAGAGAGTGTGTTGTCTGCTGACGCAGTATTCAAGGAACAGAGCACCCAATGTGTATTACAAAATTTCAATTTCCCTTCGTTGAATGGGTATGATGGTGAATACTATCAATACGCCCTAGAAACGAAAATGGGAGATTGTGGACATGTATTATACAGAATGGAGGACGGAGAGAAGAAAGTTCTGGGACTTCATTTGCTGTATCATGCCGGATGTAAGTTTGGTTTAAGTATACCATTCACAAAACAAACTTACCTTTTAGCCTATGAGGCAGCAAAGAGAAGTGGAGTGGATCTTGCAGAGAAGCCAGTAGTAACTATACTGGAAGATCTGGAAATTCAATCAGACGTTCCTAATAAGGAATCAAATGTGTTAAATGACATCCTCAGTGTTGTCCAACCAGTTGTTTCCGGAATGGAGACAGTTGCTGGAATTTTTGATAACCAACCTGTATATAATACAGATGGTTTTGCCCCAAATACAGTTAACATCCCCCGACAGGTAACGACCCTTGGCTTTATGAAAGATGACTACAATTCCTTCCAAGGAGATGTAGTATCTGAAAGGAAAATGATTGACATGGAGGAGAGAATGCGAATACCTGCTAGAATCGCTGTTACCAATTGGCAGAAAACTCAAGCCGCGGAAACGTTGCTTGAGTCATTTCCTGTGACACCAATGGCGAGCTTCAAATATCTAGACACTAATGTGTGCTACGATTGTGGAGATCTAGCTGCTTTCGGATTATCTTATCAAATGTGGAGAGGATCTTTGGAATATACTTTTGAAATATGTTCAACAAAATTTCACCAGGGACAGCTGTACATTTGCTACTGTCCAAATCCCCAACCTTCAGGAACTTTGACATATGCCCAGGCCCAAAATTTAGATGGAATTTCAATTGATGTATCAAATTCAAACCGAACAAAATTTGTGATCCCCTTTAC